AATGCAAGGTCGATCATAGCAAGGGTATATGGACCAAAGAACTTACTAACAACCTTTCTAGCCCACCTCAATATCTTCAATGGATTAGATGGGATGCTGAGAAGACCATTAATCTCAGACAAGTTTGCAATCTCTGGCACTGCTGCCTTTATCTGATCTTCTAGTACCTTAGTGTGGTCTTTAATAAACTGCTTAATATTTTCACAGTCTGTATACGTCTCAATGTCGTATATCATTCGCTCTACTTCTGCAGTAGGGAATAAGTCTCCGAAAGATGCATCACCAAAGTCAATAGTACCGTCTTCTTTGAACGAAATTGTAGACTTTGATTCAATTACATGCGGTGCATCATCAGGCTTTGCAATGTCTAATGCAGAAGCAGCAAGGTTAGCATCCCCTCTCTCCTTACGCCCTGCGTTATTATAGGTCGATACCACAGCCCCTTTATTATTAATAATCTTGATAGTAGTTTCATTAAGGTCTAACTTAACAGCAGTCTGAGCACCAATGTTAGCAAGGCGTACTACCTGCTGTGCTTCCCTTTCAATTTGTAACAGTTTATTTTGAATTGCCATTATTATGCCTCACTAACAGCCGTGATGATTCCGTTCGTTACAGTAACGATCCTACCACCTACAGCAGTAAACTTATCAGTAGCACCAGCCTTGGATGACAGACCATCAGCAAGCACACTACCCACTACTTTGACTGGGCCCTTTATAGTAACACCACTCTCAGTACCCAAGTATATCGTCTTACTTAGTATGTTTGTATGAAGAGCTGTTATGTTTATAGGACCAATACTAGACACGACAATATTATCATCAGCAAGTAACATCCAATCTCCAGCTACCTTATCGATACGATTACCAGGACCAGCAGCACCACCCATCTCAATATAGCTACCGTTCTTATGAGCGATGTGAATACGTTCGAATGCATTGGTATCATCTACTTCGAATATATGGCCACTCTTTGTCTCCCAAACCTTGTTGTCAGGATACTTTGCCTTAAAGTCCTTCCAGCTATCAAACACAGGTTCATTGAAACCGTAGAAGTTCCCAGTCTGTGCTTCCATCTTAGCATTTTTTCGACGATTAATGATCGGATGTGGTTCGTCTTCTTCATTACGAGCTAGCTTATTGGTATCTGGCTTCTCGAGATAATCGTTTAACGGATAGACACCATCCGGATCATAGAACCCCTCACTAGGAGGTCCGTTAACGGGATTCGGATTACCTTGCATAGGGATACCAGGAATAGAACCCATCACTAATGGCTCACGGGCAATCTCTCCATCTAAGAACATACCCATCACCCAGGTGCCTTGCTGAATACCGGTAACGGGACCACCGACACCACTATTAGGACCATTGTTAACAGGCTGCATCACTTGAGCCCATGGCAACTCTTCAGTCTTAACACCAGGCTCACCATCAACATCTTTTAAAGAACCACTGTGCCATCCAAAGATACGAACTCTCAACCTGCCTAGCTTCAATGGATCATTGTTGTCTTCAACAACTCCCATCCACATCACAGGATTGAATCCAAAGAACTCTTGTTTAACTTTCATTATATTACCTTCATCCCTTTAGGATCTTTTCCATATGTCTCAGCACTACAAGATAGAACCATACTATACGACTCATCCTGACTTCGATATAGGTGCCTAACAGCTGTCACTAGGAACGTTGCTTGCTGACCATACAGTTCTAAAAACCTCACTGCCTCACTCTCATACAACGTTGGCTGAGGTACTTGAATAATTATCTGCTCTCCAACAGTTAAGTCTGGGTTACCAGGCACTGTGATCTCAACGACATGCGTCATTAGATTGTTCTTCTCATGGAGAGACTCGGGAAGGTTCTTATGTCTCTGCCTAGGATCAAGTAGTTGATCACCTGCTGATAACTTACCGTTAAGGTAACCAATAGTAGGATACTTCTCACCATCCAGCTCGTACTGAGTAATCATCATTCGACGATGTGCTGCATATGGCTTAGTCGCTTTACCAACATCTCCCTCTGGTAGAATGAACTTCTCTCCACTGTTTGGCATGTGTGTCAGATCGTCAAAGTCTCTCACATACTCGAACTGATGCTTCTTCTTATCTGGTTCAGGTATCGGATGCATTCTGAAACGTTTCAGTATTGGATCGATGATGTTCACTTCATTCTGGTATGATCCTCTGTGAATGCTGTCTAGATTGTCAAACTCATCCACAAACTTAAAGCTGGTTATACCTTTAAAGTATGCCTCATCCTCTGCTCCATACGTCGGTTTTTCACCTTTTTCAAACTGATCAGTGTTTTTAGGAACTCCAAGAAAAAAATTCTTAAAATCTCCAGCAATATTTTTTTCGAGTAAAAAATTAATCGGAAGGAAGTTAAATTTTAAATTGTCCTCATAAAACACGTAATTTGAAGGATTCTTATAGTCTTTTGCCTTTTCACTCTTAGATTCATTACAAATCATATTGATTAGCTGTAATGGATTCTGTCCTGTACTGACTCTGGTATAGGTATTGACTGTCTTTACTGGTACTGCTAACGTCTTAGCTGTTACAGGTCCTTGATCTAATGATGCTCCTGTTGGTATATCGAGATACTGATCACAGATATCGTTAACAATCTCATGAGGTTTCTTTTGAATGTATGGTTTGTAGATCGATTCAAGAGAGTTCTTATAACCAGGTACAGTGATGCCATGTAACACTACTGTATGTTGTCTTGCTTTAGCTAATGATCTATGAGATATTCTATAAAGTTTAAACTTCTGAGTGTATACCTTCTTAGTGAGAAGCTGATAGTTGAATGTAAGAGTCTCATCTCCTACTACAGGGAACTTATCTATGATTCCTAGTGCATCATTCAATGCTATCTCTATCTTCATGAATGATTCAAACAGATCCTCGTACATATTGATCTCAGCAACAACATACTGAAGGTCAATAGACTGTTTCATTCTAGGAGATTCTAGGATTAACTGAAACTCTAATCCATGAGGATTGTGGAACTGAGCCATATTATATTATCTCGATGCAGCAGTGATCAGATCATTATAGGAAGACACAATAGCGCTAAGGTACTTCTTATCAAGTATTTTAATACGTGAGCGAGCTTGATTGAGTTCGAGCTCATGAGTATACTTATCAATTGCTCTGTATGTTCCTAACTCTCTCAAAGTAGGGTTAGCACTATCGTATGATTCCTTATCAATGATTACTTTCTTTTCCGGAACGATAGTACCATCAAAGTTTACTGACTGAAAGTGTAATACTTGTTCATATGAATGATTAGTACGTTTAGCTGCTTCCAATGATCCATACTTCTTTCTCATATATCTTTCAAAGGATCTGTCATCAAGTGGCCATTCGAACTGTGGGTCAATGATGTTGTTAGTTAAAAGGATTACCCAATCGAGTGTTGCATCGTTATAATACTTGTACGCAATGATATCAGGTCTTTCTCCATCTTGTACGTCATAGGTATACATCACAACGTTTTTGTTGCGCAAAAGCTCATTGATCTTGAATCGTAGAGTGATATTGGTAATCTCGAGCGGCTTTCCATTCTTCTTTATATCATATGATACGGTTGGCCATTCGTCAAACATATAGGACATTACTTACCTCCTGGAGCATTGCCAATCTCTTGTTTAGTAAGGATGTCTATCTCAGTAAACGTCATTGACATTTGAACAGATACTGGAGCTCCGTTCTTGTGGAAATAGGAACCACCATCAGGAGTATAGTTTAACGAGAAATCTCTTAATACAGACTTACCTATCTCAAATAAGAATCCTTGATTGTTTGGAAACCTAATCTCAAACTCATCTGGATACTTGAAGAATGCTTTGCTATCTATGGAAGGATGCATGGCTTTCTTAAATTCATATATGATAGCATTTAAAGCATAAGATTCACTTTCGGTTCTAGCCGAAAACTTATATTGAAATGAGTGAGTACGAAAGTTAACTCCCTCAAACAATACAGCTAAGTGTGGGTTAACAGCAATACCTTTAGCAGCGAGTGCACCCTGTACTGCTCCTCCAGCTGCAGAACCAACACCGGCTCCTATACCAGCAGCTCCCAATCCAAGTTTTTCAACAGATGCAGCACCTAGTACAGCTGCAACCTCTCTAGATGCACTAGCTGCAATAGCTAATGCACTCTGCTGTGCTGTATCAATTCCTCGTTGCTGAAGAAAGTCTACAACACTAGTCCCTTCTTCCATAGCAGTCCTCAACTCATTACCAAAGACACCAATACCAGTCTCACTATACTGAGCATTGTATCCAGTCTGAAGGTTAGTTGGTATTGGTAATGCAATTATGGTAGATGGACCAGTTTGGGTTTTGTCTGTCACTGCTTTACGATCACGAGGCTTAACTAGAAACTCTATCCGTCTTGTTCCTAAGTTTCCAGGAAACTGTAATGCTCCTCCTTTAGATATACTTTCGTTAAGTACACCCAAAGCATCGTTGACAGACGAAGCTGTTTCTTCTGCTTGCCCAACAAAGTCTGTAAGACCTCCAATTGGACTATCGGTTTCGCCTGTTATTGTAGATGGTAGATTAAGTTCAATAGCCATGTGATACCTAAATAGTTTAATGAGAACACATAAGGGATACTATAAACCACGCAATCCTAACAAGTACAAAGGTGATCCCGATTGTATTATTTATCGCTCTAGTTGGGAAAGGATGTTCATGGTTTATTGTGATAACAACCCAAATGTATTGGAATGGTGTAGTGAGGAAGTAATAATCCCATACAGATCACCATTAGATGGTCGACTTCACAGATACTATCCAGACTTCCTTATAAAGGTACGTACTGCTAGAGGTGCTACCGATACTATACTTATCGAAGTAAAACCATATGCTCAGACTCAGCCTCCACTTGTTCGTAGTAGAAAGACCAAGAAGTACATAAATGAAGTCGCAACGTACGGCATAAATAGTAAGAAGTGGCAGTCAGCTAAAGAGTACTGTAAAGATCGAGGCTGGAAGTTTCAGATCATTACAGAGAAAGAGCTAGGAATATAAATGGTAGCCTATGTCTTTGACAGAATAATCGCACAGGGTGCTCGTGCAGGACAGATACCTGCGCGTACTCAACAAGCACGTACATGGTTCAGAGATAAAGCATCCAACACTCGTACTCAGCCTGGTAGACTAATATCTAGTAGCGATAACTATGTTGGTAAGCCAGAGGTAGGTGGTATGTTCCTATTTGGATACGATCCTAAGCATAAAAAGACTCTTCCATACTACGATAGGTTTCCATTAGTCATTCCAGTAGATGAAGCAGAAGGTGGCTTTGTTGGTCTTAACATGCACTATCTTCCTCTCAGGCAGAGAGCAGTACTGATGGATGCTCTTTACAAGACAGTATCAGACCAGAGATACAACGAGAAGACCAAGATGCGTATCAACTATAACGTATTAAAGAGTGCATCTAGGTTTAGAGCATTCAAACCAACATTCAAGAAGTATC